AGGACGGTTGAAAGGTTTTTCAATCGTTTCTGGTGGTACAGCAGGTGTTGTAAATTTCTATGATGGTGCTCCAGAAGATGGAACTATTCTTTTGAAATCAAGAACAATTGGTACAGATAATACAACTATTGATAGAACCATTCCACAGAATGGAGTTTTATTTAGTACTGGAATTGTTTTACAATACACTATCGGCACAGTGGATATGATGACTATCTTTCATGCATAGGTGAGACATGGCTAGAAAAGCAGACAAACAGCCACCTAAGACTAAAAAATATTTCCGCTCCACTAAATCTGGAGCGGGAATGACAAAGGCAGGTGTTGCCAAATACAGAAGAGACAACCCTGGAAGTAAGTTAAAAACAGCTGTTACTGGTAAAGTTAAAAAAGGTAGTAAGGCTGCAAACAGACGCAAATCATTTTGTGCACGATCAGCAGGTCAAATGAAAAAATTTCCTAAAGCTGCAAAAAACCCTAACAGTCGTTTAAGACAAGCGAGGCGAAGATGGAAGTGTTAAAGGTCAGACAATTAGTGAATGGTGTTTCTGTGGTTCTTGTTGCAGGTTCTATTGTTTGGATAGTTACCACTCTCATTGAAGTTGATAAACGAACAGCTATTACAGAAATGAAAGTTTCTGAAAACCACAAAATGTTAAAACCTTTGTGGGAAGATTTTATTAGGAGAAAAACAAATGACTATGTTGAGAAGCTCGATGAGCAAACAGATTACAAAGTCCGTTTCAAGTGGAAATAAAGGAAAAAAAAGAAAAAGAAAAACAAGAAATAATAAGAGGAAGTCCTGTTAAATATTGTTTAGGTTGTGGGAGAAAAAAATGGTCTTGTAGATGTTACAGGGTCAGTGGATTTGAGGAGTTAAGAAATGTCAAAAAAAGACGCATGTTATCACAAAGTAAAAAGAAGGTTTAAAGTTTTTCCTTCCGCGTATGCTGGAGGAGCCATTGCAAAATGTCGTAAAGTAGGTGCTGCAAATTATGGAAATAAAACAAAGAAAAAAGACGGTGGACTTTTAAATGCCATTAAAGAAGTAAAAAACAAACAAGAGATGATTAAAGCTTCTAATGGTAAAGCTTATAGAAAAAGAAAAACAAACAAGAAAAATGTAGCTAGAGGTTGTGGTCAAGTTTTAAACGAAAGACGTAAAGTCACGAAGTATAGATAATGGCAGTTAGAAAAACAAAAAAAGGATTAGCCTTAAAGAGATGGTTTAAGGAGGATTGGAAGGATGTTAAAACTGGGAAACCTTGTGGTCGTCAAAAAGGTGAAAAGAGGGGTACGCCTTATTGCCGTCCTACTAAAAGGATATCTAAGAAAACTCCGAAGACTGCTTCGGAGATGACTTCTGCTGAAAAACGTAGTAGAATAAGACAGAAGAATAAGTTAGGTCAGCCAGCAGGTGCACCTAGAAGAGTAAAGTCGTTAAGAAGGAAGAAGAAATAATGGCAACTTCAAACTCAAGAGATTTCGACTTAGATGTCGGTGAGATAATAGAAGAGGCTTATGAGCGTTGTGGTTTAGAATTAAGAACTGGATACGATGCAAAAACTGCTAGACGTTCTATGAATCTTATGTTTGCTGATTGGGCAAATAGAGGATTGAATTTATGGACAGTTACGCAAGACACTAAAGCTATTACTTCTGGTACGGCAACTTATTCTTTTGATGCTACTCATGTTGATTTATTAGAAGTTGTTTTAAGAAATAGTAGTAATACAGATTTTACTTTAACTCAAATGAGTCGAAGTGAATATTTAACTATTCCTAATAAATCAACTACTGGACAACCAAGTCAGTATTTTTTTGATAGACAAGTCACTCCTACTATAACTTTGTGGGCAACACCAAATGCTTCTTATACTCTTGTGTATTATTATGTAAGACGTATTCAAGATGCAGATGCTTTGGTTAATACAACAGATGCCCCGTTTAGATTTTTACCTTGTATGGTTGCAGGACTTGCATACTATTTGGCGATGAAAAAAGCACCAGACAGAATTCAATTATTAAAATCCGTTTATGAAGAAGAATTTCAAAGAGCCGCAGCCGAGGATGCTAGTAGTACTCCTTTAAAATTAACCCCTAGTATGACTTATTATAATTATTGATATGCCAAGATATACAACAGGAAAAAGAGCATGGGGATATTCAGATCGATCTGGATTTAGATATCGTTTGCGTGAAATGAGAAAAGAATGGAATGGTTTAAAAGTAGGTCCAGATGAATATGAAGCAAAACATCCACAATTAGAACCAAATCATCCAGGACCAGATCCCACAGCTTTATATGAACCACGAGTTGATGCAAGGACAGAAGTGACCGTAGAGAACCTTCTTGGTTTAAATCCTTTTACTACAACAACTAGTAGTGCAGTGATAACAGTTTTAGAACCATCTCACGGCAGATCAACAAGTGATACAGTTAGATTTAGAAACGTAGCTGGTTTTGATGGGTTTACAAGTACTATATTTGAAAATGCTAGTGGTTATGCAATAACTAAAATAGATGACAATCGATATAGTTTTTCTGCTAGTAGTGGCACAGCAACAACGGGTGGAGTAAAAGGTGGTGGTGGTAGAGTTACTGCTGGTCCAGTTACATTGGGGACATAAATGAGTTTTACATTAGCAACATTAAAAACGGCAATACAAGATTACACAGATAATAGTGAGACTACATTTGTTACACATCTTCCAGATTTTATAAAAGCAGCCGAAGAAAAAATTTTAAAAAGTGTAGATTTAGATTATTTTAGAAAAAATGTAACAAGTGCTTTTACGACATCAGATGCTTTTCTTACTGTGCCAAGTGACTATTTAGCGTCATTTTCACTGCAAATAACAACATCTGGATCTGAAAGTTTTTTACTACAGAAAGACGTAAACTTTTTAAGAGAATATACACCAGCTTCAACAACAACTGGACTACCAAAATACTATGCACGATTTGATGAAAATCATTTTTTGGTAGCTCCTACTCCAAATAGTGCTTATACAGTAGAACTTCATTATTTTTACAGACCTGCTAGTCTGACTGCTGGCTCAGATAGTGGCACGACATGGGTAAGCACAAATGCACCATTTGCTTTGCTTTATGGTTCTCTTATAGAGGCTTATACTTTTATGAAAGGTGAGTCAGATGTTATACAAAACTATAATGGACTGTTTACACAATATTTAGAAAGAGTTAAAGATCTAGGAGAGGCAAGAGAAAATACAGACGGATACAGAGTTGGTTTACCATCAAGACCAAGAACGTAGGAGATATAGATGGCATTGGTTTTAAAAGACAGAATTAAAGAAACAACAACAACTTCAGGAACAGGAACTTATACATTAGCTGGTGCAGAAACTGGGTTTGAGGCTTTTTCTCAAATAGGTGATGGTAACACGACCTACTATTGTTGCACTGATGGTTCTGATTTTGAGATAGGAATTGGAACTTACACTTTATCTGGAACGACTTTAGCTAGAACCACAATACTTCAATCTTCAAATAGTGACTCTGCCGTTAGTTGGGCATCTGGCTCTACAAGAACAATATTTTGCACTTATTCTGCTGATAAATCTGTATTTCTTGATGCTTCTAATCAACTTGTAATAAATGGTACATCTGTAACTTCAACAGCCGCAGAGCTAAATATATTAGACGGAGTTACAGCTACCGCTGCTGAAATTAATATTATGGATGGTGTTACTGCTACAACGGCAGAACTTAATATCATGGATGGAGTCACATCTACAACAGCAGAGCTAAATATACTTGATGGTGTGACAGCCAGTGCTGCTGACATTAATTTAATTGATGGAATTACAAATGGAACAGTAGCAGCATCAAAAGCCGTTATTGTCGATTCTAACAAAGACATAAGTGGTTTTAGAAATTTAAGCATAACAGGTGATCTAACGGTTGCAGGTGACGATATTACTTTGGCAACTAACACATCAGGACATATACTTGTAGCTGATGGTACAAATTTTAATCCCGTAGCAGTCGGTGACTTATCAGAGATATCTACTGTAGCTAATGATGATGTATTCTTAGCGGTAGACACTTCAGGTGGTGGTTTGAAAAAAATTGCCAGAAGTGCAATTGTGTCAGGACTTGCAACATCAGGTGCTATCTCTAATGTAGTGGAAGATACCACACCACAATTAGGTGGTGACTTAGACATGAATGGTGCAGATATTGTAACAACATCAAACGCTGACCTTGAACTTGCACCAAATGGCACAGGTCATGTAACCATTAGAGGTAATACTAATCAAGGTACTATTCAATTTAATTGTGAAGCTAATACACATGGACAACAAGTCAAAGCTGCACCACACTCAGAAACTGCTAATAATGTTTTAACTCTTCCTAGCACTGGTGGTGATGCTAGATTAGTGTCAACATCTTCAACTGCGACATTAACAAACAAAACACTTACAAGTCCAAAAATAAATGAAGATGTAGCTGTAACATCTACAGCAACAGAACTAAATGTTTTAGACGGTATTACAGCAGTTGTGGGTGAGCTTAATGCTCTTGACTTAGGTTCAACTGCTGTAGGTACTGCCATAGCTTCTAAAGCAGTTATACTAGATTCAAATAAAGATTACACAGGTATAAGAAACCTTACAATAACTGGTGAAATAGATGCAGCAACTGGAGACTTTTCTAGTGATGTAGACGTTGCAGGAGCAACTACAACTACAACTATAACTGCTAGTGGTATTATTAAAACAGATGATACAACTGATGCAACATCTACAACTGATGGTTCATTACAAACAGATGGTGGGTTAAGTGTAGCTAAAGATGCCATAATTGGAGATGACTTAAAATTATTATCAGACTCCTCTATCCTTTCATTAGGTGCAGGAAGTGATGCCACATTAACACATGATGGTACTACGGGATTAACTATTGCTGCTACACCAATATCAATAGACTCAACTGGTGAACTACATTTAAATTCTACAACTGGTGACATTAAACTTCAAGATGGTGGCACTGATCAAATAATTTTTGATCTAGATGGCACAGCAGGTGCAGTCATAATAAAACCTGCAACTGACTCTGATGATATAATCTTTCAACAGTATGACGGCACAGCAGTTATGACTGTTGAGGATAATGTGTCTTTAAACATTAACAATGACATAACTGTAGCAGGTAGAGCATCTGGTCATGTTACGACAGATAATGATGGTAGTTTTGATTTATCTGTAGGTAATGACTTTAAATGTACAAGTGCAGGTAATTTAACATTAACATTTACCAATGCGGCAGCAGGTCAATCTGGAAACATAATGTTTGTTAATGGTAGTAATCACACAATATCTGCTCATGCAGACTTAGCAATAAATGCAGATGTACTTACTACAATAAGTGCAAGTGGTACATACCACCTAGCTTACTTTTGTAGTGCGGCAAGTGGTAATGATACAATATTAGTCTCAGCGTCAGCGATACTAACATAGGGACTTGTTATGAGTGTAATTAAATCCAATGGTGCAGGTTCAGGAGCAAGTGGTGGCTTCTACAATGGAGCAATTACTACTTCTTTACGTTTTCCTGAAGAAACAGGAGGGGGTTATTTATCAAGAACTTTTGACCATAATAATTCTAGCAGTGATTGGACATTTAGTACTTGGATAAAGAGGTGTCAATTTGCTAACTGGCAGGCTATTTTTTATTCTTCATCAACTGGTAATCCTTACTATCAATCAGGTTTTCATTGGCATAGTGATGATTCACTTCGTTACTATCACGGAAGTAATGCTAATAGTGGTGGTGGCACACATAATATTACTGACAGTTCAGCATTTTTTAGAGATGCATCAGCGTGGTATCATATACTAATACAAAGAGATAATGATGGTAATACAGTTTCATATGTAAATGGAACTCAAGTAGCATCAGCATCATCTAGTTCAAATCTGCGTTATATTAATGGAACTACTTATCCACACTATATAGGAAATTATACTTATCAATCAAATCCCGGAGGAGAATTTCACGGATATATGGCAGAAACAATTTTTGTTGATGGCTCTTTAGTAGCTCCTACTTCTGTTGCTGAAACAAAAAATGGAGTTTGGATTCCTATAAAAGATCCAAGTTTAACTTATGGAGAAAATGGCTTTAGATTACAGTATTTGCAAACTGGTACGAGTGCTAACTCAAGTGGTATAGGTGCTGATACAAGTGGTAATGATCATCATTTTACAGTAACTAGTTTAGCAGCACATGACGTTGTGCCTGATAATCCAGAGAACAATTTTGCTACTTTGAATCCTTTACACAACACTTATGCTTCCACACCTTATAGTGAGGGAAATCTAAAAGTAGTTGGAACTGGTAGTGCAGGTGCTGCAACATATTCTACAGTTGCTTCAACTATGGAATTAACTGGTAAAGTATATTTTGAAGTGTATATCAATGCACTTACTGCTACTGGAAGAACTAGTGTAGCAATAGTTGGTGAAAATTATCTTATGAACAAATATGGCAGTGTTAGTACTGTGGGTATAAGTGGATTTAGTCAAGCAGGTGATTTGGCAGGAGTAGGCACAGGAGATGACGATTGGAATACTGCTAAAAGTGGTAATGCGTCAACTGAAACTACTATAGGATACACAGGTGATGGTTCAGATACAGTAGCAGATGTAGGAGATATAGTACAAATTGCTTATGATTCTGCCACAGGATATGCTTGGTATGGTGTAATTAATAGAGATAGCAGTGATGCTCAAGCATGGTTTAACAGTGGAAATCCTGCAAATGGTAGTGGCTATGTAGGAATTTTGGATACTGCTGTAAAACAATTTGCAGGAGGTATTGTTCAATCCTCAAGTGATAGCTTAATATTTAATTTTGGACAAGATAGTTCTTTTGCAGGGTCAGTAACAGCACAAGGTAATACCGACAGTAATGGTATAGGAGATTTTTATGGAACTGTTCCGTCAGGGTTTGTGGCATCGTGTTCAGCTAACCTACCAAACCCAACCATAGGTCCTAATGCTGATACACAAGCCGATGACCATTTTAAGACAGTCATTTATAGTGGCTCTAGTGGTGCCCAAACAATTACAACTGGACTGCAACCTGATTGGATATGGATAAAGGTAAGAAGTCTTACTAGTTATCATAACCTAACTGATACAAGCAGAGGTATAACAAGAGAGATACACTCAAACGTAACTGATGCTGAAACAAATGTTGGCAGAATAGAATCTTCAAGTACTACTGGATTTACATTTCCATCTAGTGAATACGGATACACAAATGAAAATGGTCAAACCTTTGTATCTTGGAACTGGCACGCAAATGGTGGCACAACTACTACAAATGATGCAAGTTCAACTAGTGTTGGTAATATAGATAGTGTCATACAAGCAAACACTACGTCAGGGTTTAGCATTGTAACTTATACTGGTAATGGCACAAATAATACAGACTTAGGCATAGCACATGGACTTGGTGTAACACCTAAAATGGTTTGGGTAAAAAATAGAAGCAGTGGAACTATAGGTGGGTATGGCACACATTGGCAAGTTTACAATTCAAATCTTAGTGCTAGTGGAACATATGGTATTAAGAATTTATTTTTAAATACTGATGGTGCAGAAGCTGAAAAATCAGATTATATAAAAACAACTTCTTCAACTACGTTTACTATTAGGTCAGATGCTTCAGATGGTGTAGGTCGTGTAAATAAAAATGGTGATAATTATGTAGCGTATTGTTTTGCAGAGATAGAAGGCTTCAGCCGTATTGGAAAATATTCTGGAAACGGCTCTACGGATGGCACATATGTCTTTACTGGATTTAAACCCGCTTGGATTATAGTAAAGAGAACAGATACAGCAGATAACTGGGCAATATACGATAGTGTAAGAGATACTTTTAATGTACGAGATAGTTATCTTTATGCAGATTCAACAGCAGCAGAAGCAACTTATTCAACAGCATTAGTTGATTTTTTAAGTAATGGTTTTAAATGGAGAGGTGCAGTTAATTTTGGAAATAATAGTAGTGGCACATACATCTACATGGCATTTGCAGAAGCACCATTTAAGTTTGCTAATGCAACATAGGAGATAGTAATGGTTTGGAAATACGGAGATTTTTATTTAAAAGAAGGTAAAAGTTGGACTGAGACTGATGGCACAAAGCACCCTGCACAGTGGATGAGATGGACAGATGCAGAGAAAAAAGCAAAAGGACTAACTTGGGAAGATCCTCCTGCATCTGCTGAACCTGTTGATACTAGATTTTATTGGGGAAGAAATACTGATGGTTCTCTTATTGAACGTAAATTAGCGGATGAAAACAGCGTTGATGAGGATGGTAATCCCATTAACGATCCTATTACTGGTAAACAAATGGTACAGCTTGGTCTTAAATCTATATGGGTAACAAGAACAAAAGAAACTGCACAAGATAAATTAAATAAACATGATTGGATGATTGTTAGAAATGCAGAAAAATCAACTGCAATCCCTTCTGACATTACAACATACAGAGATGCTATTAGAACAAAATGTGCTTCTATAGAAACAAATATAAATAATTGTAGTAGTCTTGCAGATTTTATTAAATTATTTGATACGCCAGTAGATAGTGATGGCAATCCTACAGGAAACGCACCCATCTATGATTTCCCTGATGAGGTATAAATGGAAAGTATAGACCCAATGTTATTTTGGAACATAATCCTCACTATGGTCGTTGTACCGTTCGGTTGGGCATTTAACAAGATGTTTCAAGAGGTCAAACGCATACAGATACTTTTGAACAAAACACGTGAAGATTATGCACGTAAGGATGATGTGAAAGAAGATATGCACACACTTATGGATGCAATCAAAAGATTAGAAGATAAGTTAGATAAGATACTGATTGGAAATAGATAATGGCAACAATAACTACAGACGATCAACTCACGCAAGAAGTAGGAAAGTTAGCAGGTGGAGAACAAGCAGGAACACCTGAAGTAACTCCTGTTGTACAAACTGAAACTACAGGAACTATACAACCTACTCAAGGCACACTACTTGATATTGATCCTCTTGCTCCTACAGCGTTGGCTGACACTAGCCAATTACAAGTTACTACTCCTACACAAAAAACAACAGATGTCGGACAAGTAAGTGCTATAGAAAGAATAGCACCTAATGTAACTCAAGCACAAGATACACAAATCGCTCCTAGAAGTAGTTATGTTGATATGACAGGAGTTGAAGGAACTGTTAGTCCTGAAGCTATAGCCACTGCTCAAACAGAAACACTTGATCCGAAAGCAACGGTTCAATACCAACTAGGCGAACTTATGTCTAGTATAGAAGATGGTAAGCCACTACCTGCATGGGCATCTCCTGCCGTACGTAAAGTATCTGCAGTTATGCAAGCAAGGGGTATGGGTGCATCAAGTATGGCTGCAGCGGCAATGACTCAAGCTGTCATGGAATCAGGTATAAATATAGCCGTACAAGATGCAAACAAATATGCAACAATCCAATTACAAAACCTAAACAACAAACAAAAGACAGCGTTGCAAAACGCATTGACCGTTGCAGGCATGGACAGAGCAAACTTATCTGCAAGACTACAAGGTGCTGTAACAAATGCACAGTCATTACTTACCGTAGATGTAAAGAACTTAGATGCTGCACAAAAAACAAACACAATAAACTTTAATGCTTTGACACAAGGTCTGTTCAAAGATGCTGCAGAAGAAAACGCAAGACAACAATTCAATGCAAAAAATCAAATGCAAGTTGATAACTTTTTTGCAGAGCTTGAAGCACAGGTTGAAACTGCAAACAAAAATCGTGTATCAGCTATGGCACAGTTCAATGCAGGTGAAGCTAACTCTGTTTCACAATTCAATGCTTCACTAAGAGACTCACGAGATAAATTTAACGCCAATATGCAATACGCTGTGGATCAGTCCAATGTAAACTGGAGACGACAGGTAAATACAGCCAATACTGCAACGCAAAACGAAACAAACAGAATAAACACACAAAACATGTACAATGCAAGTCAAAATGCACTTAACAATCTGTGGCAAAAGTACAGAGATAACGCATCTTGGAACTTTCAAAAGTCAGAATCTCAATTGCAAAGACAACACGAAGTTGGTATAATGGCAATGGAGTTTGCTAATTCTAAAAATCTATACGACCAAAAACAAAAAGATAATTTAGCTAAAGGCATAGGTGCTTGGATTGCACAGTGGATGGCAGGTAGTAAGTAGAGGATAAGTCATGGACCCATTTAGTTTAGTAGTAGCAGTAACAACATTTGCAGGAATGTTTGGAAGTAAAGGTGACCCAAAGGGAGGAAGTGGTGGTATGGATATTCCTTCAAAGAGTTCATCATTTCTTGATTTTGACTTTTTAAAAAGTGGTGCAAAAGCACTTGTTGGATCACAGAAGAAAGACAAGAAGTTGTTTAAAGACATAGAACTTCCTAGACCTAGACCTCTTTCACAACTTACTAATCCAAAATCATTTCAACCTGTTGGAAACATGAGATTTATAACAGGTGCTGAAAACGCAGAT